AACTTCAATTGCAAAGTTATCATTTTCGTGGATAAGACACAAGCCAAACGCAACAGCTCTATCGGTATTTCTTGAACCCCAGTCACACAGCTCATCTAACAGGTCTATAAACCATATTTCATCACCTCTTTCTTTTATATAGTCATACATTAATGATTCCATATAACCTTTAACTTGCTTATTCATGTGAACACCATAGTTATTTCTAGTCTTAGTTCCAGGCGAGTGAGCTGACCTAGGTTTAGTTTTTAAATAACGTTGTGCTTTGTTTCTTAAAAAATAATCTAATATACCAATCTTTGTATATTCAACTAGCATTTGAGCATTATAATATACAGCTAATTTTAAGCATCCTTCAAAAAACTGCTCTGCTGTTTCAGGCCTGTCTGTATATTCTGCTATTGGCAACCTGTAAGGCTGATTAGTATCAGCTATACGTCTAAATATCATAGCACAACCCAAAGAAGGTGCTGCTCCAGCTTGATCTTGATCGTATGAATCAATACCACCTATGTCTAATCCAGCCATGTGAGTCTGCGGTTCATGCAATATCTTGTAAGGACCATGAGGATGAGGCGTAAACTTAACATTATCAGTCAAACCATCTTCATCTATAACCCAGTCTATATAGCCAGTAGTTATATGTTGCTCAGGATCAGCTAGTTCCTGCACTCTACCTCTTTGCTGATTAAGTAGTGCTATGTCAAATCTAGACCCTTTTGTTTTTAAGAATGCTTCTTGAACTGTAAGAGGGTAGTTTTGTAAGTGCAAGTTGTATGCCTTACTATCCCCACCACCTTCTAATATTTTTGTTCTTTCTCCTTCTATGTATTCGTAAGCTTTTTGCTCGTCATCAACACCAGTCTTAGGGCTAAAGAATCCGTGTAACGCTCTTGAGGCAGGAATAAACATAGGAATAAGATTAAATGCATCAGCATTATAATACATATCCATAAAATCAGCAGAAGCTGCGTCTATATCACCCCCAGTACCACCAATAACAGGTACACCGTATTGCATAGCTCCATCCATAAAGCAAGCCTTTGATGACATATATGCATTCTTAAGTCTTTTAAACTCCCCTGCTTCTTCAAATATCATTATAGACAAACGCTCTCCTTTATATACTTCTGGATCATCCATTGTTCTACAATGTATAACTGACTGATAACCACCTATTTCCCATCTACCCTCAGCGTTCTTCTGTCTATAGCCAGCCCTTAACACGTCTTTAGTGTCTTTTAACCAACCGTGTCTAAAGTTAGGATGCTGATTCATCAGCCCTTTTTTTGTTTTCTCAAAAAATGAGTTAGCTGTAACACCAAGTCCAGCCGCAATTCCGACTTCGGAATGCGGAAAGAATGTAAATTCATGACCTACTAAACCAGAGTTCATATAACTAAACCCCTTATCCCTAGCCTTAATTACAATCATACCCTTACCTTCTTTACGACAGGTATCAAATAGCATAAAGTACTCCTTATCCATATCTCTATACCAAGGGTATATAAGAGACTTACGATTACCATCAGTACCATCGTTACCAAGAATCATATAGTAATTAAGATACCAATAGTAGTTACCAGGAATCCATTCTCCACCAGGAGGTTTATAACCGTTAATACACCTGTGCATCTCTTCTTCCCAATAGTCTTGATACGCAAGGCTACTTACATCTAGGTTGGGATGTCCGTTATTAGGTATAGGTCTATAATGTTGTACGTTAAATTTCTTAGGCATCCTTTAATCTTACAGCTCGATCCTCTAAAAAGCTAAGAGTCTGTTCACCACTAATTGTTTTTCTTTCTCCTCTACGCTCAATAGCTTCTAGTAAAACAGTTCTTGTTCCTAGTAGCTTTTCTATACCAATCATAACCTTCTGTAGCTCTTCTGCGGTTTCTTGATCTAAGTGCCAGTTATTAATTAATGTAGTATACTGGTCTATCTTTTTGTTAAATGCTTCTAACTGATCGTCAAGAGGATCTCTTTGTAGCTTGCGATACTTCTCTATACCTGCCTGCACTAAGGGATGTTTAGTGTCAGCCCAGTTGGGCTTCCCAAATATGTCGGAAGCAATCTGCCTGTACCTATCCTTTTCATTTAAGTACCTGTAAGGTGAATCGTAGTCTTGACTCAAAGCTATAAACTTCATAGCCTTCTGCCCTAACTTCTTTTCTTTTAAGATCTTTTGAAACTCTGGAACAGCAAGCACACCATTATCTTCGTCAGTAATGTCGCCACCCTTTTTGCTTATCTTTAGTAAATACATTAAGCCTTCTTTAAAATATACTTAAGCAAGTAACTTCTATCAAGCCCTAAATCAGTGGCATCTAAAGGAACTTCTACCTCATCGTAGTCGTTAGTCTCCTCGTTATAGTAAATATAATTAAGACTATCAGGCTCATGATTGCAAATACTAATAGATCTATCAACTATAATATAGTCATTGTCTATAAGCCAAGCATCAATAGTTCCGTCTATACATACATCTGGATCAAAATCCGAAAAGAAAAATGTAAAATATTCTAAAGACAATTCACCTTTGTCATCAACCATTATATCTCCATAAGGAGTCTCTTTATATACCTGCAATGTCATACGTGTTTATTTCTTACTCTTTCTTTTCTTTGGAACGCAATTAGGAACAGTCTTATTGCCCTTCTTTTTAGTTCCTACCATCTTGTAGTCCTTCCAACAAGCCTTCTTTTTTGTAGCCATTAGTACTTCTTTTTAGGTTTAGTCTTAGGCTTCGGCTTTGTTTTAACTTTTGAGTATCCCATTAGTATCCAAATTTAGGGTTAGTACGTGCTTTCTTTTTCTTCATGCAAGCCTTACACTTACAACCTGATTTACATTTTGCCATTGTATATTATTTATGTATTAAGCAAATATATAAAATTTTTTTTATTTGTGAGAGTGTGATGCCTTATGCTGTACACCCCGTGTACTTCCCAAAACTTTAGGCTCCGCCACCCAATAATCACAGTATTAATCTTAAATCATATTGTTATGAAAATCACTATCAACCCAGAAGTAAAAGCAGGACTTAACCTATTAAAGAACGTAACAGTTCATACTGCAGCGCAGGCTAAGTACACAGTACAACGTAAACCATTACACAAGGTAATCTCTGCTAAATGCAGAAGCGTTGAGTGGGAAGCAGCAAGTAAAACAGCTAAAACTACAGCTAAAGTAACAGCATCGTGTGCTGCTATGCTAGTTGGTGGGCTATTCGCAGCTATCATTGCGGACTAGTCACACACTCTCACACACACATTACACACTAAAAACAAAACATTTAAATCACATAACTACTATCTACTACTTACTGACTAGAGTACGGTGCGGAAAAGAGATCTATCTCATTCTACCCGTTGTAAACAGTAATATGTATTTAGTAGTTTATTATAACATTCATGGCTTGCCGAACTATTGAATGTTAAACTAAAAGGCGAAAAGGAGGATACTACTATGTATAATGAAATCAAAAGATCATTACAAGATGCACAAGATCAGTTAGAAGACTGGAAAGCTACACAACCTGAAGACGGATATACACAAGAGTATATCAATGGTCGTATAAACGGATGTAAAATTACTATTCTTATGTTAAAAAGATTAGTATTTAAATCTTTATCTTTTCAACAAGATATTTTTAACGACTAATCACAATCCCTTGGAACAAGTGTTTGTAACACTCTTCGCGGAGTGCAAGGGAACTAACTAAATCAATTTATTATGGACAATCCAAATGCTTTGGATATTTTATATCCTGTCGATCATGCTTTCAATCCAACTAACTTGGAAGCTAAAACTAAAAACCACGTTGATGATTACACATATATATCATCAGAACAGTGGGAAGAAATGTTGGTGCTAGGTATAGATGACCCAAAAAGGTTATAGGCTGCCTTCCACGACTTTAAATTCTGAGTTGCTCACTGTGAATTAATCACTACGATTAGTATACAGCTGGGCAGCCAAGAAAGTCGTAAAGAACAACTGTGCTATGTCGTATGGAGCAAAATGCCTGGTCCAAACATATCACTATGCAAGTCGTCAACAAACCGTTGGAGGACAAATATAAATCATTCAGTTGAATTACGCAAAGAATTTGCGGCACGACTTTTTTTAACCACGCTCTTTAGGGAGTAAGCTGACCTCGGGATCGGCAAGAGCGGTATAACAAAAACCCTTTACATTATGGCGAAAGCTAGAACTTACCTCGTTCATCTTCGTACTGACGGAGACGGTGGAAATGGCTGTGATACAGTCACTTTCAAATTTGGTACTTACGCTCAGGCTAAGTATCACATGGATGTTATGGCTGTTACAGGCGATAATATCTGGAGCTTGTACATCGAGCACCCTTGTGGTAAGCTCGAGGAGGACAAGAGCGGTTACACTAGGTGTGCCGCTAATGACTGGCAGGTAGAAAACGCTAGGATGCACGGAGAAGATTAACTCTTCGTGTGCCCTTTCTTAATTATAAACTTTAAAAATAAAAAACTATGATACTAGAACTAATCGCATTTATAATAGTGTTTGCAGCGTCTACACTATTACTATTAATCTTCTTTACTATAGGAGATTACATTAAAGCAAAACAAAACAACAAGGAAGTTATTACAAGAACTCCTCTTAACAGTACAATCGATGAATTGTATAAACAAACAAAAAAAAGATAATCCTATGAACGCAGGAAAACTACACGAAAAAATACAGGAATTATCATTCCCTGTAAAACTAGATGTTGAAATATATGTCAACACAGAAATTCTTAACGAGGAAATTATCCTTGAAAATTACGATGACTATCTTGACTATGTTGAAGAAATGTCTAGTAATATTCTATTTAAGAATTATCATTACGACTTTCATATAAAAACAAATCAATTAACTATAAACTAAAAGCCATGATTAACAAAACAAAAACTTACCAAGACGGAATTGTAACATCAATTGGGTATCAAAAAATTACTAGCGATAGACTAAGGTCAGACATTAAACAACTATACAATGTTCATGACGATTTAAAAATTAGAATATCTCACATACACGAACAAGATAAATATCCTCATAGAGTATTATGTGATATAGAAATAGTTATAAATCTGGAAACAAAAGACAGATTTGGTGAAGTAACACACATTGACAATGTTTGCTTAATCACAATAGAAGAAATACTTGACGAAGTACAATTAAACAATAACCATAAAACCAAAAACTAATGCACAACTTAAAACTGACCTACAAAGGTCACCAAATGTCTTGCTTAACAAGCGAAGACTTATTCTTAGAAAGCGTTACACTTTTAATGAAAGCTGCAATGCTTACAGATACTCAAAAATCAGAAAATCCTGAAGTAATGCAACTTGTTATTAAAGAAGGATATTTAGAGTATCATCTTAAATTTCCTAACGGATTCTTTATGTATATAGAATACAAAGGAGATATGAACGCTACAACATTAACTAAACAAATATATGAATTATGAAAAAGAGAAAAAGAATTAAAATGTTACCGATTAGATCGAGTAACGTTAAAAAGAAAACCTTTATTAAAAGCCACACTCAATTATATATTGAGAATGGTAAAAAGGAAATTCGTAACTGGTACAATTCTTTAAGTGTAGACGATAAAATCTCACACGATATTAACACTAACCTAAACAACTAAACTATGAAAAACTCAAATGTATTTGAAAACTTGACAGCTGAAGAAACTAATTTAATAGCTGAATACGTAGAACAAAAAGCTGAAGAAAAATTAGCTACAAAAACAAAGTACACAATTCACCATTGTATGCGTGATGTGTTAAAAACAGTTACTGTAACATCAACTGCTGTCTTAACTTTGTGTTGCTTTCTGGTAAAATCACCAGAATAAATAACTAACCTGTAGGCCTTGAGGCTGTAAGGTGACTCGTTGTCACCTACAGGTACTATTAACTAAACTTAAATTATTATGAAACCTAACAACAATTTTAACATAAGAAAGGGAATAAATGATGACAACTTAATGATAGCTGATTTTATTGGATTTAAACCATGCTTTGTTGCTGATTCAAATGGTAATAAAATCTATGTTGGAGCAGAAACTCCATTTGGATTGAAATATCCAGACTGTTATCCTGAAACAGATTATTTAATTTCTGTACAGGATTTAAAATTTAACACATCTTGGGATTGGCTTATGCTTGTAATACAAGAATGTAATAGTTTGGATTTAGATCCTAGAGATAAATACATACCATCTTTTGATAAAATTATATTACCAAGTATGGATACTTGGGATATAAATGAAGTATACAAAGCAGTAATAAAATTTATTGAAGAATATTATATCGATAATTTTAATTACTACAGACTCCATTATTAAACTAAATAACTAATGTCTTACAGGTTTAAATAAAAGACGTAAACTAATCCTGATTATGCTTATGGCAACAATTAAATTAAACAACTGGAAAGACAATTACAACAACAAAAGAACTGTTGTAGAAATGAAAGCAAAAAATGGTAAACGTGTTGTAGTGTTTACTAACAAGTGGGCTAAAGTTCCTGTTAGCATATACAACCTTGGAGCTAACGCTTTTAGAGGTTGGATGAAAAAGCAAGGAAACTTAAAACTTGTTAAAGTTTATGAAAACGATGAAGTAATGAACTTTAGTTTAGTAACAAAATCATACTATAACAAATACAACAAACTATAACTATGACTAAAGAAGAATTTTATGACAGCTTAGAAGAAGCAAGACGACCAAAAATTGGCATAGATCCTAACGATTTACCAGAGGGTATATATCAATACGCAAAGAGCTTGTGCGAGTCTGAATTGGCAGGAGATTGTTTCCTTACAATATTACCTCTTACACCTGAAGGTGAAGAAGAAAGACTAGAAGAAATAAAATGGCTAGAC